ATTCAGGCTGCTGACTTTGAAGCGGGCTCAGGATCGGAGACATTGGCCCAAGTCCTGCAAGGAATCCGCACGTCCGTTGGCAGCATCCCCACTACGAATGTGGGAGCCATCCTCAATGATTCGGATGATGGACTGGCGGCGATCAAGGCCGCGGTGGATGCAGCGCCCACGGCAGCGGACGTGGCGGCCGCCGTGCTGGCCGCGGCGGTGGAGACGGACATAGACGTGCAGGATGCGCTGCGGCTAGTCCTCGCACTGCTGGCCGGGCCGACCACGGTCACGGATTCAGGCGTGACCTTCGCGAGGCTTGACGCTGATTCCACGGACGTGGCCACGGTCACGTTGGATGATGAGGATCAACGTACGGTTACGACGATCCTCTAGATTTCCCCAGAAATCTGTGGATAACTTTAGGGGATTTCTTCCTGTTTGGGGTTGCACCGTCGTAGATAGGTGCTATAGTGGTAGCCATGAACATGACAGAAATCACCGCCGCAGAGATCGAGGCCCTGAATACCGCCAGTGCGCGGGTGGTCGATATCGACATTGACGCTGATGAAGAGTGTATCCGCCTCAACGGTTCGGTACGCATCTGGCTGGATGAGGTCGCCGACTGGCGTTCAGCGGTTGAGGCCGGATGGGCTAAGGTTGCCGCCAAGCAGACCAAGGTTGCGCAGCGCACCGCCGCCGAGCGGGAGCGGCGGGAAGCCCTGGATGCAGTGATCGCCACTGGTTCGGTCGCTGGGATGACGGATGAGGACCACGCCAAGGCTGCTCAGGGGTTCCGCTCGCAGACTGGCACCGCTGATGATGCCGAGCGGGAGCGGGATTTCGACAACGATGATGCTCAGGTTGCGGGGCGGTGAACTACTGGCCGCCGGGCTACTGGCCCGCCAACTTCTGGCCGCAGGGCTACTGGCCCGGCGAGGCGGAGGCCGAGGGCCATGCCGTCACGGGCGGTACCACGGTAGCCGTAAGCGGCTTGGGCAGACTCATAACGTCCGCAGGAGCGCATGATGTGAGCGTGGGCGCGGCGGGCCGCGTGGTGCGCACCGTGGGCGTTAGGCGGATCGCTGCGCGCTCACGGGCTAGGGTGGTGGAATGACTGACACCTATCAGCTCGTCAAGCGGAGCTATGATCTGCTGCCCTACACACTGGACTTCAGCGGCCAGATGGAGGCTGACGACACCATTTCGGCGGCTTCGGTCGCCATGGCGGACGCTGACAGTGGCGTCACTGTGGGCAACGTCACCACGGGCGATCAATCCGTGTCGTTCACGCTGGCGGGTGGCACAGCGGGCCGTTACCGCGTGCGGGTTCGCGCAACGTTCGGCAGCAGCCCGGAGTACCAGATAGAAGAGTTGGTACCGCTGAGGGTGTGGTAGATGGCAGTGGCAGTGACAGTGACTAAGCCCGACAGATCGGCGGATGTCTGGCGTGTCCGCGTGGTGGATGGCGTGGTGTTGGCAGAGGTCAGCGCTGCTCGGCGGTACGAGCCGATCATAGAGATGGCGTTGACTTCGGAGGCCGCGAAGGAACTTCGGGCCGCGCTTAGGAAGGTGCGCTGAATGTCTGAGGATTACTACGAATATTTCGACCATCCTGAAGAGTATGGCGACAACGAGACATTGGATGACTGGTGGTATCAGCAGCATGACGGTTGGGTCGATTGAGCTTCGCAGCTATCAGCTCGACTTGATAGCTGAGATTCAAGGCCGGTTGGCGCGCCCCGGCGCTTCGGTGATGTGTCAGCTGCCTACGGGCGCGGGCAAGACGGTAGTCGCCTGCCACCTCTTGGCCGATGCTGTGTCCGCGGACAAGTGCGGCGCGTGGCTGACCCATCGGCGAGAACTGGGCCGACAGTCGGGCGGAATGCTGAGCCGGGTAGGGCTTGATGTTTCTTGGCTGGCCGAGATGCCTGCTGCTGAGCGGCGGTGGTCCCACGGGGCAGTGACCATGGTGTCGCCAGCACTGCGGACTGTTCCCGAGCCGGAGTCTCCGGGATTGCTCGTGGTGGATGAGGCCCACCATGTCCCGGCTGCCACTTGGCGCAAGGTGGTCGAGGACTGGCGCGCTGCGGGCGGTCAGGTGGTCGGCATGACTGCCACGCCATGGCGCATGAGCCGGACGCAGAGCTTCCTGCCGTGGTTTGATGAGCTTGTTTGCGGACCGTCCATCCAGGCCTTGCAGGATCAAGGGTGGTTGTCTAGGCCGGTGGTGGTGGTACCGGGGGATGCCCGCGCCGATACCCGCCATGCCAGGATCGCCAGCACTGGCGACTATCAGGCTGCGTGGGCGGAGTCTGAGATCATGTCCCTGCTGGCCCACGCGCCCGTGCTGGAAGTGTGGGAATCGTGGACCAGTGGGATGCCGGACCGGCGCACAATGTGGTTCGCGCCTACCGTCCACTGTGCCAACGCCTTGGCGGCCCGACTGGCCGTGACTGCTGGCGCAGCCGTGCTGACCGGGGAGACTCCGGCGCGGGAACGCGACGCCATCATTGCGGACATCGCCGAAGAGCGCCTTACTCATCTGGTGTCCGTGGATGTGCTGTCCGAGGGCTTGGACCTGCCGGACGTGCCTACCGTGGCATCTCTGCGGCCCACGCGGTCGCTGGCAGTGTGGTTGCAGCAGTGCGGTCGCGGGGCGCGGCCCAAGCCGTCGGGGGAGTATCTGGTGCTGGACTACGCGGGTAACTGCCAGCGCCATGGGCTGCCGGATGCCGAGCGCTGGTGGTCCCTGACAGCCCGCGGCAAGCCGGTGGGCTCCGGCGAGATGCCGTCCGCCTCCTGTTGGCGCTCGGACTGCCGGGATGTCCGGTTGCATCCGTCCGAACAGGCGTGCTGGCACTGTGGCACGGACCAGTACATGGAGTGTTCGGCGTGTCGAGTCCACAAGCGTTGGACCAACTATCGTAATGGCACGATATGCATAGGCTGCAAAGAAGCGTTGAATAGATACCGGCAGGAACAGAAAGTGACGAGTGTCCCTACAGTGGCTGACTTGGCACGAAAGAATAAACAATACATCTACCGAAAGAGACAGGCGCTGAGCGCATAAAGAACTGACCAAATAGGCAGTAATAAACCATAGAAAGGTGGCTTACAAATGGCTAAGAAAGACAAGGGAATGTCGGCATTCAAGGAGCGGGCCAAGGCTCGCGCCAGTGGTCCGGTGCGCAGACTCGGCCCCGGAGAGACTGCCGAAGTGCGATTCGTGTCGGAGATGTCCGACGAGGAGGGTACGGAAGGCTGGGCATTCCTACACTCGCATTATGACGCCGACGAGCGGCGCACCAGTTACTACCGGATGGGCGAGGCTCCTGCGGGTTCTGATGTGCGGGATGCCTTCTTCTGTTTGGCGTATTCCCCGGACACTGGTGTTGAAGTGTGGGAGATTCGCAAGATGCTGGCGGTCGATCTGGTGGATGCCGAAGAGGACCGGGGCACTATCTGCGACCGCAACTACAAGTTGCGCAGACGCGGGGAAGGGCTGGAGACCACCTACAAGGCCATAGCCATGGATGCTTCGCCCGAGCCCAAGAAGCTGACCAAGCTGCGGGCTTCGGGGGCGCTCGACTCCATGCTTTCCGACCGCCTCGCCATCCTGTTGGATGAGGCGTGAACCCCTGGCAGTGGGACAGCGACCACGGCAAGGCCCGTTCAGTCACCAGTGACAAGAGACTAGCTAAAGCGCTCAAGGTTCTTGACGCTGACTTGGTGCTTATCGACACTGAGACTGACGGGCTGGCCGTGGACCGCAAGCTGCGGCTTGTGCAGATCGCCCGTGCTGCGGGTGGTCCGGTCTATGTCGCCGACGCTGGCGATCTGCTGGGCGCTGAGCTGATCTGTTGGATTCTGCGGAGGCGGCCCACATTGTGCGGACATAACCTCGCCTTCGATTTGCTGTCGTTGGCCCAGTCTCAGATGTCGGCTGAGCGCGCCTGCGAATGGGCCGCAGAGATGGCGACCGCGGGCAAGGTGCGAGACACCATGGTCGCGGCCCAAGTCGCCGACTCTGTCCCGCGGGTGCGGAAGCTGGCAGCGCTGGCTGAGGAAGCTGGAGTACCGAACACTCACGCTGACGAATGGCACGCGGCCGCCGAGGAAGCCGGGCAGACTCCCGAGCAGATGTACGCTGATACTGACATCAACGATGAGCGGTATCTGCGGTACTCCGCGCACGACATCTTCCAGCTTCGGGCGGTGGCCGAGGCGCTGGGGGATGCGCTGCACCGCCCGCTGGCCGTCACTGAGACTCAGGCGGACGTGCTCTACAGCGCCATGACGCACCGGGGGATGCGCTTGGACTTGGCCGCCGCGGAAGCGCTCTACGCCGATCTGCACAAAGAGCGTGAAGCCGTCCGGCTGCGTCTTGTTGAGGCCAAGATTCAGAAAGAGGGATCAACAGCCCAAGTAGCTAAGGCCTTGAAGAAAGCTGGCGCTGAATGGGCCGATGTCACCGCTACCGGCAGACCGTCCGTGACCAAGTACGTGCTGCGGACCATGGTCGAGGATGACGACATGCCCGAGCGGGCGCGGCGGGTTGCTGCCGATGTCCTGTTGGCGCGCAGCCGATCCAAGGACATGGCGCAGATCGACAACCTGGCCGGTAACTCTCACAACGGCAGGGTGCATCCGACGTTGTGGCGCATCGGCGCGGTCACTGGCCGGTCATCATGCGCAGCGCCCAATCTTCAGCAGTTGAACCGTCGCTCCGGCGACAGCCGGATTCGCGGACTGCTGCGGGCGGACAAAGGCGAACGACTGGTGTCGCTCGACTTCGACGGAGTGGAGCTACGAGCACTGGCCGAACTGTCCGGCGATCCGATGATGACTCGGGAGCTTCTGGCGGGAGTCGATATGCACGGCGCGCTGGCGGAATCCACGTTCGGAGCGGGCTACAGCGCGGCCAACCGAGACGCTGCCAAGACGTTCCTGTTCGCCATGATCTACGGCGCGGGCGACAGGAAGTTGGAGCAGTCCATAGGCGCAGGGCTGCCCACGCGGCTGCGTTCCGCATGGCGCGACCGGTACCCGGTGGCAGCGGCGCACTTGCGAGCATGGGCCGATGAGGCGGAGGACTGCGGATTCATTGAGCTGCCCAATGGTTGGACTCCGCGTGTTCCCGAGGATGCCGCGTATCGTGCGGCCAACTACATGATTCAGGGATACGCGGCCTTCATTTTTCGCGACGCTGTCCGTCAAGTCGCGGAAGCCGGGCTATGGTCGCACGTCCGCATGGTGGTGCATGACGAGTTGGTCATGTCGGTTCCTGCGGGCGGGGAGGGCCGCGTTATCACTGACCGGGCGGCCAAGGCTATGACGGTGAGAAGGCCGTCCATGGTCTACACAGTCGGAATCACTAGACACGGAAAGCGGTGGGGAGCATGACAGAAGAACCTTTGACCCTTAGTCAGATAATCCATATGGCGTATGAGATTTGGGATGTCGTGGAATACGTGGCAGACATTGATCCAGCGGACATGGCCGCTGCTGCTCTATGGGTTCCCCCGGATTCTGTGGCAGCGGCTAAAGAGTCTGTGTCAGCAGCCTTGGCAGTCCTGTCTGTGCTTGCACGGGAGCTAGACCATGCCTAAACGTTATGGACACTTGGTCACGGTTCTTGCCCATCCTGACCGGCCCCCAGATTATGAGAACCGGTGGACGGATCGAGGGTACCGGTGTTCGGTAGTCGGGCCGCGAGAGCGCAGATTCCACGGGCTCAGAATCACTGGGGAGGACGTGGAATATTGGTATGACGCTGAAGTGGTCTACCCGAGCGGACGCATCGTCGGGAAACCAGTGGATGACCCATGGCGCGGTGAGGCGTGGTGCGCAGACATCGTGGATTGTGAGGAGGCATGAGACATTTGCTGATAGCAGCCGTGCTGTTGACGGGATGCGCGGCTGAGCACGACTACGGGCGCGGCGTAGAGCTGCGCACTGCTGTAGAGCAAGCCTGTGATTGGGCCGCGGAGCAGCCGTCTGTTGAATGCGCGGGCGCGATCCTTGAGCTATGCACGGCTGATGCTGCCCACTGGGGCAGGTTTGCGGACGGTTGCCATGCCTACCGTTGACCGCCGAACCCTGCCGGATGGGCGGCGCGTGTACCTGCATCCCGAGACTGAAGCGCCATACCTCGGTGTCACGTCAGTCATCGGCCAGGCGTGGCCGTCGGCGCAGCTGGAGCGCTGGCGTGTCGGCAATATCGCCGCGCAACTAGTCGGCAACGCCAAGGACAGCGCCAGCAAGCTTGAGCGGCTGGCCAGCAAGCCCGCAGGGCTGCAAGAGCTGGCCGCCCGCAAATGGCAGGAACGGCTGTGGGGATGGCGTGAGGACTACTCCCACGCTGAGCGCGGCACCAGGATTCATGCACTGCTGGAAGCCATGCTCACGAACCCGAAGGCTTCCTTCTCCGGTGTCGATCCGGTGGAGCTTGAGGCTGCGAAGCGGGCCAGGAAGGCCATAAAGCGGGCCGGGTTGATAGTCCACCAGGTCGAAGTGTCCGTGTTCGGAGCAGCCGACGGGCAGCGCTATGCCGGTACTGCGGACATTCTGGCCGTGGATCAAGCAGGACGTTGGACAGTGGTTGATCTCAAGACAGGTAGGCGCGTGTCGAGGACGTGGCTGCCGCAGCTGGCCGCGTACGCGTGGGCTTCGGAGATGAGCACCGGCGACGGAATGTCGGCCATGCCCGCAGTGTCTAGAGCACTGGTTCTGCACGTCCCGCGGCGGGCGGGCACGGTCCATTGGTGGGAGATCGACATAGCGCAGGGATTCGACATATTCTCGGCGTGCTGCCGCATCAGCCGGGCTGCTGCTGGCCGCGGTGGGATCAAGGAAGTCAGACTGTGACTGAGCTTGCGTCAGCGCCTGTCCACTTGGAGAGGCGTTGGACGTTCAACAAGCTGGCAAGTCTCAGCCGCCCGCAGCGGGCCGCGGTGATCCGCGGTGTCCGCAAGCGGGCGGCCATGTCATGGGATGACGTAGAGCCGCCTTCGTGGCGGGATGACGGAGTGGTCTACGAGGTCCGCACGGCATGGCGGGATGCCGCCATGCCCGACACTGACGGCATAGCGTGGATGGCCAAGGCCATGCTGGACGGGGCAGTGGATGCCGGGATCATCGGTGACGACAGCCCCGATATCGTCGCCAGGGTGGTGCTGCATCGTCCGGTGCGCTGGCCCACGCTGGACAGCGCAGGCGTGGTCTACGGAATCTTCAAGCCCGCAGTTCAGTAGCCGCCGACTACAGGAATCCGGTAGGCGCTGTAATCGCTAGGCACCAGTCTGACAACGAGCGTGTCGCCTTCGATGGCTTGCAGGCTTCTGCCGCTTCCCTTGGTCAGCTCGTAGGCTTCCTGTTTCACGGCGCGAACCCATTCCTCGCCTAGGGGAACCTCAACGTGTTTGGCGCTGCGTATGGAGCGCCGCACTGCCCGCTCCCACGCGGCCTCAGGGCGAGCCGCCCACACTTGCTGCTGGCGTTCTTGGATTTCTGCGGACATAACGGCAGAGTATATCACGATTCTTTGGCAGGTTTCGTACGGATGTGCAGGAACGTGAGAACAAATATCATCATCCCCACGGGTGCTGCCAGCCATGTATGGCCCAGAGGGTGCCAGTCGGGCAGGAATCCCCACGCCAGCACAGCCGCCAGCGCGGCAGAGATGGCGTGGACGTAGGTCCGTACGAGTCTCACCATTTGCGGCTGGCCGTGGCGCGCACGGCTTGACGGTAGTTGTTGCACGGTCCGCAGACTGCCCGCAGGTTGCTCAGAGAATCCGACCCTCCCGCCGATCTAGGGACAATGTGGTCCACTTGCAGCTTGGCCGTGGGCAGAGGGTGGCCGCGTGGCGACAAGCAGACCTCGTCATAACGCAGTCGGCAGCGGTACCCGTCACGCGCCAGGACTTTGGGCCGTATTTGCTGCCAGTGCTTGGTGCTCAGCCGCCAATCTGTGCTTGTCACGCCGACGGGACCACCAACGACAGGTCTACTGAGCCCTCAATGCCGGGAATGTGCGCGCTGTTGGTCCACTGCCAGGCGTGAACCTTGGGAGGGACGTTGACTCCGGGGCTGCCGCCCAGTTGCGCTATATAGCGGTCAGGGTTGCCGTCCACTGCCAGCACGTCCGCGGCGTCACCGGCGGGCCAGTAGCCTGCCCACCAGTCGGGCCAGGCCGTGTCCTCGGGCCACTGGACATCGTGAATCATGGTGTCCACGGATGCGTACAGCGCGGTCTGGGCTATGGAGTCCCGGACCGCCGCCAGGAAGCTTTGAATCCACAACCCTGCGTCCTCGGGATGCAGGGTTTCTACCTCGTAGTCCAGGACTACGGGGATGTCTGTGCGGTCGATGGTGTCCAGGAAGTGGTCCGCCTGCTCGTCAGCGCCGGACTCCGAAGGCTGGGCGAAATGGTACGCGGCCACGCGCAGCCCGGCTGACTCAGCAGCAGCAATCCTGTCGGCGTAGGTCGAATCGACAAAGGTCAGTCCTTCGGTAGCCTTGAGACAGACTGCTGAGACTCCTGCGTCCTTGACCGCGGAGAAGTCGATATCGCCGCCCTGCCAGTGCGATATGTCGATGAACGCTGGACCCAGCGCGAGGATGTCAGGCGTCAGTTGAACTGTCACTTGGTTGCGTCCTCAGCGTCCGTGGGCTGGCCGAACTCGGCTACGAACACATCCTTCGCGATGGATGTCAGCGCGCCGAGCATCGCGGCCACGGCCGAGATGATCTGCCACTCTGGTATGACGGACTCCAGGGCCGCGCCTACCTCTGTCCCTCCTAGCCACGTCCATAGCGGAGTCACTATAGCGGTGGCGACTGCTGTCATCCAGGCTACGTCGCCTGCTTTGCTTGCGTTCATGTGTCGTTGCTGCTTTCTGCATAGTGGATGATGTGGAGAGTCAGAGATGATGCCGTTGATCCGCCCGCTATCAGAATCTCATCATTGGCACCGCGGGCCAGTGAGTACCATCTAGTGTTAGCCCCCGAGATAGCGCCCGTGGTGGCGTTCACTGTGCGGTTCACGTCATTGATGACGATGCAGTTCACCAGCACGTCACCGCGCAGGTAGGTGTTAGGTGTCGCCGGTGTGACCGCGGTGATGGCGTTGATGACCTTGCCCGGCAGAACGTCATAGTTGGAATAAGGATTAGTTCCCGAGGTATGCCACCCTCTGACGTTGACTAGGAAAATGTCTTCATCCCCGCACGTCGGCCACGTACGCGTACCTACGGCGAAGTAGGTGGTGGCCGCGGTGGATATGTTCACGGTGTCGTTCGCTATCTCGACCCATGGTACCGGCGACTCGGGATTGGGAACGTCCACAAAGTCGGTCCCGTCCCACTGTCTCATTTGGCCGCTGTCGCGCATCAGCACGGTGAAGCCGACTGGCGGGATGTCCACTGGCGTGGCTATGCCCGGCATGGAGGCGAACGGGGTTCTGGTGCGGGCTGCGGTCAGCTCTGCATCATCTGCGAAGGACTGGACACCGCGCCGCGGAGTGTATTGCTCAATGGCCATGGTGAGAGTTTAGCACCAGCTGGCCGCGTGGTTGCTCCGGGCTGGAGATGGGCCACGCGGCCAGCTGGTGCCCTTCCTCCTTTTCTCAGCTTCCGAGAACTGCGAGCACGTCGGCCAGCTTGCGCCCCGGTTGGTCCTGCCACGTCATCAGGTGGTGATGGCTCTTGGGGGCAAGACTGGCGGCGGCTATGGTCAGATGGACGGCTTCGCCGAAGTCGTCGGCGGTACCCTCCAGTTTGCAGGTAGCGTCAGACAGGGCCGCAATCAGGCAGCGCTGCGGACCGGCGCGGAACCGTCCGGTACACCATCCATCCTCTTTGAGCATCCGGGCTGCCTCCATGCGGATGTCGGCCACGCGGTCATAGTTGATCGGCATAGTTTCTCCTAGTGGTGTAGCTGGCCGTCCAGCCCTATCCAGCTCGGGTAGTGCGGCATCCCGAAGCTGTGCGCTTGTCGCCGTACCATCCTGTCTGTGTGCGCCCACTGTCGAGGCTGCGCCTCACAGCAGTGGCGGCCGTCGGGATAGTAGAGGGTGGTAGTAGGTGGCTTCATCGCGGTGCCAAGAAGGCCGAGCCGTAGTTCCGCATTACCCGGTGGCAGTCGGCGCACTGGATGGTGGTCACGTTGACCCATGGGCGGGACTCGTGGTCCCGGCAGTTCGCCGCGACCCAGACCGGGTGCGTATTCCAGTCCAGGGTGCGAACTACCTTCTGGCCGTTGGGCCGGTAGTCGATCCTGTTGAGATTCAGTGTGTCTGTCATGGTTCCTCTTAGAGCCTGTCTCATCAGTAGCGGGGATAGCTGTAGAACTCGCCGAACTCTTCGTAGTAGCGCTGGTCCGCTCGGTTCAGCTCCTCAATCGCTACTGACAAGTCGTAGAGCGCTCCATGCCCTCGGCTGGCGTTGAAAGCCTGCCGACACTTGACTTCGCGGTTGATAGCGTCGCGAATCTCTGCGAAGGCCAGCCGCTGGCTGTCCGTCAAGACTCTTGCGCACACTGGCAGTGTGTCGTTCAGGTTGGTCATGGTTCCTCCTTGGCGGGTGGTCATAGGTGCCACCATAGCAGGTATTCACGACTTCACAACTTCAAACGGCAATAAATCTTGTTGAGTTATCCACAGATTTCTGTGGATAACTCATATCAGGATGGTGGACGTGCCGAGCACGTCAGTGGTTATCGCTCCGTCCGAGTCATCCAGCGTCCATCCTATGCCTAGATGCCATGGCGAGATCAACGACAATTCCACGCGCACCACCGCGAACGTGGCCGAGACTCGCCGGTGCAGCACCAGCCGCGGCCCATCGGCAGCGCCGCGCACGCGAAGGTAGACCCACGTATGGGGCGCTGCTCCCAGCAGCGCATCCGATACCGTGGACGTGTCGGATGCGTCCACGGTCACTGTGACGATCTCGGGCGGTTCGGCCCAGCGCGCCAGCCGGTGCCTAGCCAAGGCGGCCGAAGCGAATGCTCCCGTGTCCGCGGCCAGTCGGTCGATACGCGGCCCCCAAAGGTCCGCGGAGTCATGGTCCGCCCGGAAGTGGGCGCGCCCGTCAGTGTCGGTCACTGTGACTTGATTGCTGACCAATGCGTCCACTGTGTCGATCTTGGGGGCGGTTACAAGCATCTCGTCGGTCACCACCACGGGGGCGTTGGCCGGTGCCATATCCGTGGTGGCCGCAGTGTGGGCGTTCTGCCGCCACGCGCCCTGCCCATACAACGCAGTGTCGGTCAACCGCCCTGCTGCGGAGGCTTCAAGACGTAACAGTGCCTCGCCTACAGTCCCGCCCAGCTCGGCCGCGGGCAGTGCTCTCGTTGCACCGGCGGACGTTATCGGCGCTTCCCCCAGTGCGCTCGTTTGCAGCGCTGCCAGCCGTTCGGCCACTGTCTCTCGTGGACGCTCGGACAGTCTCTCCACCACGGCTGACCAACGCTCCACGCGGTCGCTGTAGAGCACTAGCAACAGTTCACCGGACAGCGCAGCGCCCGTAGGCGTGGCACCGACGTGCAGGTCTAGCCCGGTGGTCCGTTCCTGCGCCACAGTGTCCCAGCCACGCAGCGTCCCTGTTCCCTCCAACCCGAGCAGGTGGACGTCATTGTCTGTGGCTAGCCCGCTAAGCCCGACGTTGGGCAGGTAGGCGGCGGCGGGCTGAGCGTTCGTCTCAGGGTCGAATCCCTTGGCGACGTTGGTGAGACTGTCCACGGTCCATATCTGGCCGGACAGGGCGGCTATGCCCGTCAACGATGATCCGGCTACCAACGCGTTGGAGGGGATGGACGCATCCTCCGCGAATCCCTCGGCAGTGCCACGCGAGGAGTCTGCTATCCACCACAGCTCACCGTCCCACGACACACCTGCCGGTGTCCGGGCTTGATCCGTGGTGCTGAAGTCTGAGCAGGCCGCGCCCGTAGGTACCGCGCCAGCGAACCAGGCTTGGGTCCAGTCGCCTGACGTGGTGGCATCCCCAAGCTGCGAGTCGAAGCGCACGCGCACGCCTGCCAGTACTTGGTGAGTATTGGCCAGCGCGCCCAGCTGGGCTGCGGTCAGTTCCTTCGATTCAACCAGGATGCGCGCCCCGCTGGGCGCGTTCGTGCCTGTCAAGTCGGCGGTGCCAGTGGCCGCGGTGAGTCGGTGGGCCGCGGTACCGGTCACGGAATCGTTGCTGTGGGCTGCTCAGAGACATATGCCCAATCGTCTGACGCCAACCCATAGTTGGTAGGCGCAGCATTGTCGTTGTCCTCTGTCCAAGGGCTCCATGCGCTTACTGTCGTGCCACTGCGGGCACGTATGCGCGCTTTCATGTCGCGCGGCCATATGACAGTCAGGAAGTTGGTCCCTACGTGGACTGTGTGATTCTGGTCAGGCTCATTCTGAGCATCTATGGTTATTATCGGCTCATCCTGCCCTGACGACAGTGTGTCCTTCCAGGCGGTCTCATATTGAATATCGCAGCGCGTGATAGTGGTTCCGTCACCACTGGACCCTAAATCAGGTAACGTCAAATCAGCATACCAGTAGGTGCGGTAGCCAACATAGATGAAGAACTCAGAATCATCATACCAGTAGCGGGTATTGGAGATAGTAGGAGCGCTCGGAGTCGGCAGCAGATTGGTGGTCAAGCTGGCATACGGACCCCAACCAGTCGTATCAGCGTCAGCCGAGTCTGAGACTCGCCACCTAAGTGATACGTCCACGTCAACCAAGTCAGTGAACGTCAGGTCGTAGGTAGTGGCAGTCTGCTGCGTGACTTCTGTCCATGCTCCTGCGTCACTGCGATAGCGCAAATCCCACGCGGCTATGCCGTCAGGGAACGTGCCACGCGTGACGGTGATAGTCCCTGGCGTGTCCTGCGTCAGCGTGGGCGCGCCCGGCGGCGCGATCCCCCATTCAAGGATGACGGTACCGGTGCCAGTAGAGCAGTCGGGGGCAGCGTCAAGCACCCTCAGCAGCGGAGTCGAAAGCTCGATGTCGTCATCGGCCGAGCGATCATGACTGCCGAACCGTGACCATGCGCGCAAGTAGTTGTTCTCGGCATCAGCGACCACTATCAGCCGGTCGGAGGCTGCCACGCCTACCGGAGTCGTGACAATGCCTGTCAACGGAATATCCCCCAGCAGCGGCTGGGCGCGCAGCCTGGCATCCGCCAAGTGCTCGGAGCCGATGGCTTGCGACAACCCGGCCGCGCAGTCGAGGCGGACGATCCGCTGATTGCTGAACTGCCCCGCGGCCGACACTGCCACCACGCGGCCACGGAACAGTTCGGTAGTGGTACCGGCTATGGGGCGGCCGATGAGCGCGATCCGGCCGCGCAACGCTTGATCGTCATAGTCGGCATCCGCTATGAACTCCACGATTGCGCGCCCCGGAGAATCCCTGCGGTTGGACGGTCGGCGGCCTTCATGCCACGACACATTCCGCACTTGGGGCAGTTGGTAGGACGTGAGCGCCGACCATCCATCATCCGCATTGGCCGGAGGGACCACCAGCACGTCCATACTGCAAGCCTAGTCCGCGGCCCGCTCGGGCTATCACACTCCCCGGAACACGGACCCGTGGAGTTCAGCGGCGCAGATACGCTCATGCGCTGCCTCCTGCCAGGCGGCGTGGGCGTCCGCGGCCTCCGGCTGCCCGCGCAGTGCGCAATACGTGGCCCATGCCCGGTTTTCAGCGTCGGTGGTGTCTTGGTAGAGCTTCCGCACTGATTCTTGGGCGGCGGTCAAAGGTGCTTCAATGCGAAAGCCTGTCTCATCAGTAGTGGGAGGCTATCCCCACCAGACCGGGCAACCCGCCCGGTTTCGACTAGCTGAGTCGCAGCTCTCCGTAGTCGATATTGCGCACATTCGCTGCCCAGTTCTCGATTAGCCACAAGGCATCGCGCTTGGCGATCTGCTTGATGCGGCAGCCATCATCCACAGTGACCTTGGCGGCGGCCGCGACACGGGCTGCCCACTTGGTCCGCTGCTCAGTCATGGTGGGGATTGTGTCCATGGTTCCTCCTTGGCGGGTGGTCATGGGTACCACCCTAGCAGGTATCTACGACTTAGCAACCTCAAACGGCAAGAAATCTGGTTGAGTTATCCACAGATTTCTGGGGATAACCCAACAACGCCGAAGCCCCTAGGCGGAGGAACTACCTAGGGGCTTCGGTTTCCTTGGGGGAATGTTGCGCTTTGTTCGACTACAGCTGCGCTTTCGTTCTAGCACATAAACCCTACAAAACCCTACATAAACTCAAGAGACCCTTTGCGCGCCTGCAATGATACCAGCATCTCTTCAATGGCTTCGGCAGTCTCCGAAGCCGTGGTGAGCGGGCCAGCCTGCACGTTGATGGTGACTCCGCCCATACCGCGCCCGCCCGACAAAGGCACGATTGCTTCCGGTCCTGCCTCGCCCACGACTGCCAGCGTGGGCCGCGTGACGATGCCGCCCGATGCGAACCCTGGCACTACAAGCTGCGTACCGCCGCGCAGCGATCCGCCGGATTGAGCAGCCCTGACCGCGGCCAGCTGCTGCCACTGGGCATACTCCACGCTGTTGATGTCGCCGCGGAACGTCTCGGCTATCTGTGTCGTGGCAGCCCGCACGGCCAACCGTTCCTCAAGCTCGGCTATGGTGCGTTCAAGGTCGCGTATCTCATCCTTGGACGAGCGCGCCATGTCCTTCACGTCCTCGATGATCTCGCCGGTCTTGGCGTCAATGACCGTGGCGACACCATCCATGCACACTGTGATTGACTCAAGCTCACCGCAGATGTTGCGCGATTCCTCCACTATGTCACCGCCCAGATAGCCGAAGCTGTGCGCCACCTCGGCAGCGTCAACGCTTATCCGCCGCTCCATGCCGTCCATGCAGACTGTGACGGCTTCCAGTTCCCCGCAGATGTTGCGGTGGGCTTGGGCCACGTCGGCGGACAGCTGGATGAAGTGGTCCGTTACTAGCTGGGCCTCGTGGTCGAAGTCGTCCGCGATCTCTTCGGTCGTCTCTTCGACAGCTTCGGCGACTTCCTTGACCGCCTTCACTTTCTTGGCACTGGCCGACTCCCATTCCCGAGCGAATTCGGTCACTTCGGCCACCAGCTGCCGCTCAGCGTCGGCGACGATGGAGCGCATACGGATGCGCTCTATGTTCTGGGCGCGTTCGGTGTCGCCGACAGCGCGGTAGTAGTCCACGCTGGCGCGCAGCTGCTGGCGGTAGTTGTTAGCGATTATCTGAGTCTGCTTGGCCGCGTTGTAAGCGTTCGCACGAGCTGCCCAGTCGAATGCCTCGGCTGTCTGGCGCGCACCGTGACCCATACCGGCTACCGCGGTGGTCGTCTTGACCGCCTGTTCCTCCATGCCGAACAGCGACTTCACCACGTCCCACGCCTTGGCTGCCATCTCTTCTTCCTCTTCGGAGACTCCCGACATGGCTTCAGTCAGCCCTTGGTTCTCCTCCGCGAACTTATGGGTCGCCTTGATGCCGTCTGCAAGCGACTTGAACAGCCCCACGAAGTTGGTGGCCACGTCCTTGATGACCGGCAGAAGCTCCAGCAGGACAGGCACGACTTGCTCGCCGATCTCCAGGCGCAGCTCCTTCATGGCCGCGTTGAACTGGTCCATCTGATAGCCCGCGCCGTCGGCCATGGTCTCGAAGGCGGTGCCAGTGGCACCGGCTGAATCCCCCACGTTGGCCAACGTGGAGGCGAACCGGTCAGCATTCTCCCCGGTCGCGCCCAGCAGCGCCATAGCGCCTTCAATGCGACTGGTCATCTCCGTCATGCCCTTGCCGGTGGCATCAGCACGCTGAGAGATCAGCCCCAACGCTTCCTGCAACGTTCCCCCGCTGGCAATGAACTGCTGGAAGGTCTGCCCGGCTATGGCATGGAACTCCTTGGCCAGCTTCTTGGACGGGTTCAGAAGCTCGGACAGTGCGCCGCGAATCTGTGTCATGGCCTGCGCAGTAGGCGTACCAGACAGCGTGAGCTGAGCCACCCAGCCCATGACCTCTTCCAGCCCGACTCCCGCGCTGGCCGCTACTGGCCCGACTTGCGAGAATGAGGCGGCCAGCTCAGCGACAGTCGTCTTGCCAGCGCGCACCGTGGAGAACATGGTGTCGGAAACCTTGCCAGCGTCCGCGGCCGACAGGCCATAGGCGTTGATAGCGCTGGTTAGAAGGTCAACACCGGTGCCTATGTCCGTGGCCCCCGCAGCGGCGAAACGGGCAGCATCCTCAGCGAAACTCTGCACAGTGTCAGCGGTGGCGACACCGGCCGATATGGAGTCGTAGAACGCCTTCGACACCTCTTCGGTGCCCTGTCCGAATTCCACGGCAACGGCGCGGATGGAATCCCCCAGTGCCTCGACTTGCGGCGCGGTCACGTCTCCCAACAGCGTGGCGACCTCGCGTACACCTTTGTCGAACTCGCCGTATTCTTTGGCCGCTTTCACCGCGGTCGCGCCCAGTCCGGCCAGCGCGGCCGCCGCGGGCAGCGCTGCCGCCTTGACTCCCGCGGCCAGCTTGCCCGAGAATCCCTTGGCCTGCCGCTCGGCCTTCTTCATGTCGCGGCGCAGGCGGCTGAAATCCCCCGCGAAGGATATGACGATAGGGCTTACTGCCATAGGGGGCAGCCTAGTCGAGCCGGGCGGCTAGGCGGAACTGGCCTCGGCGTAGTCTGCTTCTGCCTGCCGCAGGGCTCGCCAGGCAGCCCGCCATTCACTCCGCCGGCTCTTGGTGGTCCGATACTTGGTCCACGCCGCGGACTCCGCGGCCACGGCTGCTATCAGATTGGTGGTGGCTTCTGCCAGTGTCATGGTTCCTCCTTGTTGGGTGGTTGTCGATTTCAGCAGCCCGGCCCACCGAACATCGGCGGGATGCAGACCGGACCAGCGTCCAGCTCTAGGCTGTCCTTGCGGCTGTTGTGCTTGCCGCACTGGCAGCAGGTCAGCATCTCGGCGGCGGAAGCAGCCTTCTCGGCGGCGACCTCGGCGCGGCGGGCGTCGTGGTGCTTCTTCAGTTCTCCACGCTGCTGGCAGAGGACGAACTCGCAGTGGACGATTCCGGCGGTCTCGGTCAGCGGGATTCCGCCTGCCAGGCTGCCGCCGCAGTTGGGGCAGGTCCGCTCGCGGGTACCGTCATCGTTGACCACGATGACTGCCCGGTAGGTCTTGGTGTGGCTGCTGTTCATCTCCATACACACCAAGCTACAGGGTAGCTACGACATTGGCAACCTGAAACGGCGATTTAGCGGAAGGAATCTCGGATTTCTCGTGATTGGAACACAACGTAAAGACATGAGACTACATGAGAAGTGCTGAGATTTTTTCGAGGCCGAAATCAATTCTTCGCGGAACCCTCATTCCTGCCCTCTTGAATCCTTGACTCGGCGCACTCGCGGCACAAACCGCGGGTGAATGCCAGGAACAGCCCGGCGACACGCGCTGCGCACACATCGCATTCTCCCCACGCGAGCGCGGCCAGGTCCCGGTCGGACCACATCTCAACAACCGTCACAACTCACGAAGCCGAGGGTCAGAATGTGCGCTATGGAGTAGCCCAGACACTGCCCCGAGCTTGGGCCGGCGGCAGCAGTGTCGGGGTCGGTGTCGCGCGTGGGATCGCCGCCGGTGGTCATCAGTAGTCTCCGTACAGCTCTTCCAGTACGTCTATGGCGTCGAGCAGCTTGGCCCCGTCCATCTCATCGACCTTCTTGACGCAGCCGTCAAGGAAGTGAACGACCGCCTTGTAGTCGAGGTCGCTCACAGTCCTGCCACCAATGGCACGGTCTCCTCACCAGGGTCCGGCTCGGCCGCGGTCTCTATGGTGTCGTCCACTGGCACCGGCTCATCCTCTTCGGGGTCAACTGAATACGGCTCGTCATCCCAGCCCAATCCACCGTCGCTCATAGCGATACCTCCTATCGGCGCGGCTTACGCTTCTTGCCCATCATCCCTCACCGGGACTTGATCCAGCCACATCCAGCATTCTTGAAGCTTGGTCAAGGCCAGCGCCCGCTCTCGGCAGTCTCGGACTTGCGCCTGTATCTCGTCATGCAGCTGCATAACTGACACTGCGATTCTGTTGGTCATTCCAAGCCCTCCATATCGTCGCCATGAACCAGCGTACCATCGTCGTTGCTGCCGGTGTCGTCACCGGTGACCGACGTAGCTTTGGCGCAGGGCGCGGCGGTAGCGGTTCAACTCACGCTCACGCCCGTTCTGTGGTGTCATCCGAACCGCCACCCTACAGGTGCCAGCTCGGCATGGTCCGGCGTCATAGGTCGATCCCACGCGTCCTGACAAGCGTCGCAGGCATCCTCCCCGCCAAGACGGTGCCTGCGCCATCCGCGCACAGTGCCATGATGAGCACCGCACAGCCAACCGGGCTGCAACGGACGCACCTCCCACGGATTGATCCCCTTGGCGACACCATGGCCCACGCCACCGCATTCGCACCGACAAGCTGCCATCTCAGCGCCCAGGCAGACATCATTGCCACAAGTGGACTGGCCGCCGCTCTCCCGCCAAGTCGAGCCCTTGGCCGCGGCCATGCGGTAGGCGAGAGACTGCGCGGTGTAGCTGCCGCAAGCCGCGTGGGCCTCCGCCTGCAAGCGCTCGCGTTCAGCGGCGGTGATCTTCCCGGCTTGGTATGCCCGGCGGATCGTCTTCTTTCTGTTCTTGTACGTCTTGCGCCAGTCCGGCATGTCCTTGGTCCACGTCATCTGGCGTACCCGCGTTCCCACGTGCGGAATCTGTCGTCAGCCTCAGCGTCGCGCTCTATCACGTCCACCAGACCGGCTATCAATGTCTGGGGATCATCCCCGGTGATCTGACAGTGCGCATCAATGATCGGTCCCTCGCACACTGCCAGCGCCAAGGCGCGGAACTCGGTGGGGCATCCGGGCTGCGCGGCCAGGGCGCGCAGCAAAAGAGCATCACGCCCGGTCTTACCCATCATCCCTCACAGGGATTTGATCCAGCCACATCCAGCATTCTTGCAGCTTCGTTAAGGCCAACGACCGCTCCCGGCAGTCACGGGCTTGCGCCTGTATTTCGTCACGCAACTGCATCACTGACACTGTGAATCTATTGGTCATTACATCCCCTCCATGTCCAGGTCGTCGCCATGGATAAGGGTACCGTCATCATTGCTGCCGGTGTCGTCACCGGTGACCGACGTAGCTTTGGCGTCGCTGCCTACGCCCAGTTCATCCGAACCGGGCGCGCTGTCTGTGTCCACCAGCGATCCTCCCGTGACCGTGATATTGGTATCGGCCGCGTACTGCGTGGTCAAGGTGCCTTGCTCGGTCACTATCTCCCCTGTGCGCTTGTTCTGGAGGTCGCGTTCAATCGGGATGGTCGCCGCTCCCACGGTGGTAATCATGGTCACCTGAGCTTCACCGCCCGGCGGTATCTCTACCTGAATCTCACGCGACAGGTCAGTCTCCTGACCGTCGTCGGTCGTTTGGCCGTAGGTCGCGCCCACTGTCGTTTCTATGGACGCCTCAACCTCCACTACGCCGATGTCAGTACCAGCCTCCGACCCTATGGTCACGTCGCTGGACACGTCCCACGCCTGCTGCATGTCGGTGGTCACAGTGTCGGTGATAGTCACAATCGCGACCGTGACATACTCGCTGGGATTCTGCGCGTGGACCGCCTGTGACTCTTGATGCCCGCCCGCCGAGTCATCAAACGTGGCATGGTCCATATCCAGCCTCTGAGCTATCTGTGTCCAGTCGTCTTGCTCAAAGTCCAGCGATCTGACCGCGAAGTCTGACGTGTCAGCGTAGGTATTAGGACCGCCGAAGGTACGGCTTGCCCCGCCCTGTGACGCATTCTCATAGACGGTGACCTTGGACGACTTCGGAACTACCAGGTACTGCACCCAGCGTTCTTGAACGTCATTGGTGCTGGGCGGGTAGCCCTGCTGCATCCAGTAGTTCTGAGTATGGCCGTCAGAGTCCTTGAAGGTCCCGTTCCAGTGGGTGTAGACGAGGCTGTCAGGTCCCAGTGAGGTTGTCTCAATCTTCAACAGCCAATCCTGGGACGTACGCGCACCGTCGAGGTACCACGACATATCTGAGTAGTAGCCCGCGTAGAGTTTCTGGGTCTTGTCGGCATCATCGTCAACAGCGTCACCTTTGTAGATGATGATTGTCAGCCCATCAGGCACCACCAGGCTGCCTATGGTTTGATCAAGCGGGTACTGACCACTGCCGTAGTTGGCATGATCCCCCGTCTTGTAGGTGCCTTTGTAGACGGTTACTTCTGGCATTGTGTCATCCTTTCATTGAGCTTTCGCCTTCAACTTCTGTCAAGTACCGCAGTGTTGTCAGATTCTGCCCGGCCTTGCGAATCAATGACATGACTTCATGATGTGTCACGGGGTCCTCCAGAAGCAGCGCTAATAACGCCTTAGCCGTCTGTTCCTTCATGGCGGCCAGCACGGTGATACCGTCCACAAGCACTGACACTGCCTCTGCCAGGTCCACACAATGCATCCTGTCAGCCACGCCGTCATTCGCAGTCTGCCAGCGCTGCCACCAGCGCTGCCTGCTCGGCCTCATCCACTGACAATCCCCACGTTCCCTTGACGGCTACCGTGGTCTGCGCGAAGAAGCACCGCCCCTCGGCAGTCACGCTGTAGCCTCCCCCGCACGCCGAGGAACGCGCTATCCATTCATCTGACCACTCGGCTATGTCACGGTCTGACTTGGAGGAATTGACGCACGATCTACTGGCGACGAGGTTGCGGGGATCATTGTTGAAGCGCTGCCTACGGTCGTCGTCCCAGTCGTACGCGCCCGACTCGTGAGCTTCCTTGAGCGCGACTACATGGTCAACAGCGCACTTGTCGATCTCGGTGCCAGTGTAGGGATCAAGGGTGCCTGACATCCCCTCGCAGATGCCCGAGGACGGGTCGTAGTCCTCGCGGTCGTAGCCGTCATCTGAGGACTCTGCGTCCACGGTCAGACGTTCCACAGTGTCCACGGTAACCGCGGAGGCGCAGCCGACGATTATCGCTACCACGCTCGCCACTATGAGCAGCGTCAGCAACCACGTGACCATTAGCGCGACGGCCTTGTCGCTCACCGCCACTCCCCGGACTCGTCTATGACGCCGCGGTGCTGTAGGAAGTCAGACAGTCTCTCAATGAGCAGGGCGGCCGAGTCATCATCCAGAAGGATATGTGACACCAGGTCGCCATTGTCCACGACAACCTTGCACTTCTCCGAGTCAGGGCCGATGTCATCCCAAGTCACGTAGATACTCACGTGACCTCTTCCAGGAACGCGGTCAGTCTGTCGATCAACGCTCGGGCCTCGCCTCTAGACACAGCCAAAGTGAACTCAGCGCCCACTGGGCCGGATGACAGGTAGAAACGCTTGTTATCCCACCGGTATGATTTCTCAGTCATGATCCCACCTTGTCTTTCAACAGTCCCAGCAGGTCTATCGCGCCTTCCTTGCTGACCGCGAAGGACAGGCTCGGCTTGCCCGAACTGTCCTCACTGGCGAGCAGGCCGTACTTGCAATCGCCGCCGTCCAGGCCGATCACCCAGGCGTTCTGGGCGTCCTGCCAGAACATAGTCATAGCCACTAGCCGCCTTCCTCCTTCTGCACCTGCTTCAGCAGGTCGGCCATGGCGTCAGCCGTGAGATTCATGCGCACTTCGACATTCGCGCCATAGGTGCCATCCACACTGGCCGCGAGACAGTCGCCGCCGTCTGCGGTGACTATCCACACTCCATCAGCGAAACGCGCCACTGTCATACTCATCTATACCACCATCCTATGTAGGTTGATATCAATAGTTCCTGCGCGGTGCTCATTGCACCCATCCTGTAGCCATGCGTGTATGTTCCATGCCCACTGGTCCCACGACTCGGGTTCGTCATCCTCAGAGTCTCCATACTCATACCACGCCTCCGTGGTGTAGCCATCATCCACGGCTGCCCCTGTGCATCCTCACCAGCTCGCACACTGCCAGGGTGGCGGCAGCAACGCTGTAACCCAGGATGACGACAACTGCTGCGCGGTAGGTGATCTGGTGCGCACGGTTCATGCATCCTCCTTCCCCAGAAGGTCGATAAGACGGTTCACGTTGACCTCGGCGTCGATAAGCGCTCGGCGCGCCTGAGGACGTCTGCCGTTGAGAAAGGCTGCTGCCAGTGCCAGGTCGTCATATGACAACTTGCCCAAACTCTCAATGAGATACCAGACGTTACCGGCGCGGCAGCCGTCGCGTTCTGCGGCAGTCTGAAGGCTCACGCCCGGTCCATCCTTGCTCTGGTGTCGGCCGCGGCGAGGATGGCGCGGCCTCGGTTGGTATCCGAGCCTACTCCGCGCGGCAGCCGGTGCGCCTCGCACATCAGATGCGCGGTGGCTGTGCGCTCGCCGCAGAGGGTGCATTGATGGCTCCCCTCTGCCCAGTCGTCCTCCTTCGTGGTGAACGCCAGCCGCGGGTTGTCGTGCGCTGCGATCCAGTCGCCTATTGTTGTCACTTGTCCTCCTAGTGGTGCCTATGCGCTATTGGTCTCAAAGATTGTTGAATCTTAGGATGCCACGGGTGCTTTGTAGTGTGTGATATACAGACCTGAGAATCGTTGGGATATAGCGATATACGCGACGGCATCCTCAGTCCATGCATCGCTGGACGATGCCCGCCACCTACACTTGCCGACAGCCCAGCGTACAACCAGCGTGCTGCCAGCGAAGTTCACTAGCCGCTGCTCGAACGCCACCAACGCCTTAGTGTCGGCGTTGGCTGACATGTCAACGCTGCCGTCAGTACCAGTGATATCCAGCGCGCCTGTGAAGGAGTTGTATTGACGGCCGGTAATGATCCCTGGCGCACCCTGGCTGTAGGCAGTGGAATAGGCGCCAGGCGAGACGATGAAGAAATCATCATTCGCAACCGTGGCCGGCCAAGTGAAGGCATTGTCGTCAGCATCCAGGCATGGACGGATGGCGTTCGCATCCTGCAAGCCCGAGTCGAAGTCTGACACCACCACGGTAGGCGCGCTCACAGTCGGCCCGCCTCCCAGCGCTTCCCACGAGTCGCCGTCCCAGCGTTGCAGGCTGCCGTCGTCCAGCAGCACGACTTCCCCGGTCGCGGCGGGGTCCGAGGACGTGTAGGCGGCGTCGCGCGCCGTGGTGTCGGCGAAGGTGTGCACGCCTTGGGCGGCTATGGCGTTCAGCTCGTCAGCGCCGATGCGGTCGCCTGCGGCGTGGATGATTCGGGGCATGGCGGCCAAGATAGCGGAATATCGCCAGAATCGCAAACGTGGGCCGCAGCCCATAAAGTCGAATCCCCGCGGCCCTCCCGAACCGCGGGGATTCAAGCCCGATCCATGCACAAGGAAGGCCCGTGAGCGAACAGCATAGCAGGAAAGACACGATTCCACGCCGCTTAAAGCTGCTCGCGCCCTACGGGCGGCTCATCCCGGTCGAGCCGGGCGGCAAGGCCCCCGTGGGGCAGAAATGGAACCTTGCCGACGGCATGGCCGTCACCGATGCCGTCAGCCGGGTAGCCGACGGCGCGAACGTGGGCCTCATCCCCCACGACGGCTACGCGATCCTTGACGATGACTGCGCGAAACGGCCGCGGACGGTGCCCCCAGCGCTCGGCGAATCAGCATGGCGCACCACGCGCCGCGCGGACCATCCGACCCATGGGGCCTATCTAGTGCGGCTGTCTGGGCGGGCAGCGCGCAAGCATCCGTGGGGAGAATTGATCCTGCCCGAGCGCGCTCAGTCGGTCGTGGCCGGGCGCGTGGACACCGACTGCTACCGCTGCCCCGAGGGGCTGCCCGCCAAGGGCTGGGAACCGCCCGCATGGCGGCCCCAGTCGCCCACTGCGCTGCGCACCGACACCGCGGAGGCGGCGCTGGCGGATCTTGCGGCCATGGCCCAAGGCGACGGACGCAACGACAAGCTGAACGAGTGCGCGTACTTGCTGGCCGCTGCTGGCCGCCCGGAGCACCGTTCGCGGCTGCGCGCCATGGCGTGCTACCCGCCCGAGTCCTCCCACAAGCCGCGCAGAGCCTGGGACGCCACGTGGGCCAGTGGTTGGGCCGCCGGAGCCGCAGAAGCGCTCGTAGAAGCTCCCAGCGGGCTTGTGGTGCTGTTGGGCGACATGGCGCGCACACAGCCGCCGGAACCGGACTTGTGCGGCCTCGTGTCGTCGGTGGGCCGCACCACCGTCAGCGGCCCGCCCGGCATCGGCAAGACATGGTTCGTGCTCGGGCTGGCACGCGCGCACATAGCCGCGGGAGGCTCGGTGCTGTGGATCGACTCCGAAGGCACTGAACCCATGCTCGCCATGCGCGCCGACATCATGGGCATGGGCGCGGCCTTCGGGCGCGTGGAGGGCGCGGACTGGCGCGCTGCCGACGCCGACGCCAAGGATGCAGCCTGCGAGTCATTGGGCGGCCCGCTGCTGTGCGTGCTCGACTCGGGGGCCTCACTGGGCGCTGGCATTGACGAGGAGTCATGGGCGGGCTTCATCGAGGCGGTGGGATGGGCCGATCTGTGCGCCCGCGGCGGGGTGGTGCTCATAGAGCATCCTGCCAAGAGCGTTGACGCCAACCGCTCCATTGCCAGAGGATCGCAAGCCAAGAACGCGGCAGTCGATATGGAATTGGCTCTCCAAGCATGGACGGGCAACACCGACATGGACAACGGACCATCCGGCGTGCTGAAGCTGAAGGTGTCCAAGGATCGCCACGGGCTGCACCGCGGCCAGTCGTCGGCAATGGTGCACTGGCAGGATCGAATGCCGGTGGCAGTGGCCGACGCCAAAGAGCGCTTGGGAGCCGAGGCGGCAGCATCCCGTACTGACCGGGGAGCCATCCTGGCAGCACTGGCCGATGCACACTTGTCCACTAGGTCACTGGTTGAGAGGTTGGGCATGACGGATTATGCAGCTCGTCAGGAACTGAAGAAGCTTGAAGTGGAGGGGCGGGTAGCGCTGGTTGGTAAGGGCAAGCAACAGCAGTGGCGAATGCTTGAGGACACTTGATCCGACTACCGCTCCGCTTCGCGCGATCCTTTCGCGCGAAGCCGCGCGCAAGACTGCGAACTATGAGGTCAGCGCTTCGCGCGATCGCGCGAAGCCTTAGCGTTCGCGCGGTGGCTCGCCCGACCACGCGAGCGGGCCGAGGGCGAGCCATTTCCGAACAAATGTTCGCCTCATCCAGCCGCTGGTTTGAGCAGGATTCGAGGCCCCCGATTTTTTCTGATTCGAGGGCGGCAGCCTCAGGGGCCGACTTTTCTAATAATCGTTAGGCCCTAAACGAATGTGCTACATTGTAGCACATTGACTGCACAAGTGTGCATAGGTCTGCAACATTGTGCATCTGTAGCACAAGTGTGCTACAGATGCAATTTGCCGGAATATCGACAAGCCGGTAAGGTGTCCGCCCCATGCCTAGACCACGCCTTGAGGACACCTGCGTCACCATGCGCTGCTACAAGCGCAAGCGGATCGGTGACCACTGCGAGCTTCATGCCCTCGCCGTGGAATCCTCGGACGGGCGCAACCATGATGCAGTCGCTGCTTTGCGCCGGTGGCTGTCGTCGGTGGATGACGAGGCGGAGGACCGGTTCTCCGCGCAGCTCGCCATGGCGGCCACCCTGGCCGCTGACCTTGATGCCGGACGCACCACGTCGCCGAGCGCCTACCGCGGGCTGCTGGCCGACATCTATCGCCGCGTGGATGATCTCTACGGTGTCCAAGCCGTGGATGCCGTGGCGCGGATATCCGCGCTCATCAAGGAGCGCGCCGCGGAGCGCGCCGCGCTGGGCTGGGATGGTTGAGCCGGAGGCGCGCTGCGGACGCTGCCGCGCCACTGCGGTGGCGGCATGGCGCACGGTCGGCGTGTGGCGGCTGCGCTGCTTTCTGTGCGGGCGGTGCCAGACATGGGTATGAGCGCCCCCGCGTGGTATTCCACCTTGATGGAGCGCTGCCCGCCGCTCCGCCACACTGTGCCAGACTGGGGCTGCCCTGATACGCTCCAAGCGTATCAGCGGTACTGTGTCGTCGCCGACCTTCTGGGCTTGACGCTGATGCCGTGGCAGCGCCTGGTGCTGGCGCTGCTGGCCTCGCCGCGGTGCTTCGAGCTGGTGCTGGTGGTGGGCCGCCAGCAAGGTAAGACCTCGATCCTGCTGGTTCCGGTGGTGGACGCGCTGCTGCACCGCCGCGGCCATGGCGTGGTCTACAGCGCCCAGCGTGGCGTTGATGCTGAGCGCAAGGTTCGTACTGAGTTCTGGCCGGTGATGCAGCGCGCCACCTTGGACGGCTCTATCGGCTTCAGTTTCAACAATTCCATGCAGGATTTCGGGATAAAGGGACCGGATCAAACCAGATTGCGCACAATATCTAGCGCCAAGGAGGCGCTGCGCGGCGAGACGAACATAGTTCTGGGCATCATTGACGAGGCCCGCGCCGACAAGGACCACAACCGCTCGGCGCTGCTGACGCCGACCATGGCGGTTGTGGACGATGCCAAGCTGGTGGTGGCCTCCACCGCTGGCGATATCACCAGCGTGCTGCTGGCCGACCGGCTGGAGCGGGCGCGCGCCAATGTGGACAATGACGCATCGGTCACGTCGCTTGTGGAGTGGGGGATCGGCGACACAGTGGACTTCGACCCTGGCGACCCAGATGTCTGGCGCGCGGTGCTGCCCGCCATCGGCTACACAGTGTCGGTGGGAGCCATTCGCCGGTCCTATGAGACCATGGAGCCCCACGACTTCGCCATGGAGTTCCTAGGCAAGTGGTTGTCGTTGCCGACTGACGTTGCCGTCCCTGCCGACATCTGGGAGAGGATCAACAACGCGCAGACCGCGCCCGGAGGGGAACTGGTGCTGGCCGCGGACACGCCTCCCGAGCAGGACCGCGCCGCGGCTGTGGTCTGCGACCGCCGCGGGCGCGTGGAGCTGGTGGACGTGCGCCCGGCTTCCACGGGCGCGTACGACTGGCTGGCGTCGCTGGTGGCGCGGCATCCAGACATTGTGACGGTCGCGTTGCCCAAGGTTCCGGCGCTGCGGCGGGCGGGGGAGCGCCTGTCCATGCGCGGCACGCGTGTCGAGTGGTATGACACTGCCAGAATCCAGCAGGCGGCGGCGAGGATGTGGGAGGCTATGCACTCTGCCACGCCTCCTATAGCCGTGCGCCGCGATTCACGCCTCGACGCCGCGAATCGCGGCGCGTTCCGGTGGGCCACGCCCACCGGCTGGATGTTCCGGCGGCAGACTCCGGCTGATTTCGTGTCGCCGCTGATCGCGGCTTCTCTGGCCTATGATGCCGCGGTGCGCCCCGGTGAGGCTACGGCTGTATCTGAGATTGAATCTTATGATGCTATATGGAATGCTGTATTAGCTGAAGCTTAATTATCCGTAAGATTTCTTACTGTTTGAGGTTGTTAGGGTTGGTCATGGTGCTATGGTGGCTCGCGTGACTGATTCTTGCGGCCAGTGTCGCGGTACTGGCGTGGTGGCCATGTGCGGAACTTCCGCGGGCTACTACCGTCACCACGCCGAAGGCGAGACACCTTGCGATATGTGCAAGGCCGCACGGCAGGCTTCGCGTTTCGGGCAGCCCGACAGCCCGGTACCCGGTACCGGCCATGTCTGTAAGCGGTGCGGCGGTACCGGCCAGATGTCCCATGGCACCAGGGCCGCGGTGCTCAGACACCGCAGGCGCGGCGAGGAACTGTGCGCAGTGTGCGCTGCATCCCAGCAGCGCACACTGCTGCCGTGCGGTACCGTCGCTGCCTACGCGCGCCACTTGGCGCGCGGCGAGACACCCTGCCAGCCTTGCCGCGACGCCAACGCGGCCCGGCTGCGAAAGTATTGGGCCAAGAAGAAATCCACAGAAATCTGTGGATAACTTTAGAAGATTTCTCGTGATTTCGGGTTGTGAAGTCCTAGATACCTGCTATGGTGGTACCTATGAACAACGCCACAGGAGGAATCGTGGACTACGAGGATGATTTCAGCTGCATGACTTGTGAAGGCATGATCGAGGACATGCGCGAGATGCAGTGTTCAGAGTGTCGCGAGGCCCTGGAGTTCGGAGCTGCCAAGGCTATGAAGGTGGACGCTGACCGACTCGGTTATGACAATGCGGGTGGAAGGCTGACCAAGCGTTTCGGCAGGATTGCTTGTGACTATTTCGACGGGGCAGAGGCCAGCTCGGAAGGCGCAATTACACGGGTCATCGGCCGGATCAACGCCACGTAGGAGGAACCATGGCGACAAGTAGAGCGCTCAGGGGCTTGCTATGACGGTAAGCACGTCAAGGACGTTTGGAGGGTGCCATGACGGCTGAAGGTGTTGGCTACCACGCCTTTCGGTGGGCCGAGGACGACCCTTCGTGGCGTGAGCGGGCCGCCTGCAAGGACGTTGACGTGGATGTGTTCTTTCCCTTGCGCGGCCAGTCGTGCGAACCTGCGCTCGTCTACTGCCGTCAGTGCGAAGTGCGGGCGGAGTGCCTGGATTTCGCGCTGACGTTCAAGGAGCGGTTCGGGGTTTGGGGCGGGATGAGTGAGAAGCAGCGTAGAATCATTAGAAGAAACCAATTAACACGAAAGGATATAAGATGACAATAAGCAAACAAGAGATGCTGTACAAGGACTACCGCAAGGCGGTGGAAGAGATTCGGGATGCGGTCGATCTGCTTTCCGAGATGCTGGATGAGCGCATCCGCGACGGCAAGGTCACCGTGGCCTTGGTGTCTCGTTGTACTGACATCATCATTCGTGGCACCAAGGGTGCTGAGGATGCGGCAGCGGAGCGGTTGGTATGATCCCCGCGCTGGCGCTGGCTCTAGGGCTGTTCCCAGGGTTGCTGTCTCCGTCGGTGGCTGAACCACTGGTTGATCCCGGTATCCCGGCAATAGCCATGCGTCCGGGTACGTCGGCTCACAGCGCGGATGCCGAGCCGGGGGAGTGGGTTTGGATGCCCGGTGGTCCGGTTCCGTTGTCGTGCTATGAGCAGCTGCCTGGCGGCGCGTATCGGCCCAAGCCGGGCTGCGCGGAGTTCTTGGGCTTGTGGGGGCAGTATGGGCCGGGCTGATTGTGGTACCGTGACAGCTTACTACCGTCACGTCAAGCGTGGGGAGCGGGCTTGTGAGGCGTGTCTTGCTGCCAAGCGGGAGGACGGCTACGTCAGACGGCTCGCCAAGAAACAGGCAGAGGAAGCACAGGGGCGGACACCGGAGCACGCGGCTTTCCGCCCGCCTCCGGGAGTTTGGCGTTTCGGATGACGTGCGAGCAGCCGCGGTGTCGGCGTAAGGCGCGAGAAGAGTTCACTTTGATTATCTCTGGCGGTCTCAAGCTCCGGGCCAGCTTGTGTGTGCGGTGCGCTGACACCGCTGAAGCGTGGGTGGCTGAGACTGTTAGAAGGACGCAGGCCAGCGAATACCTTGAGGATGCCCATATGGGCTAGGCTGTCCGTATGGGCATCCTCAAGCAGTTGTTCTCAGGCACCGAACAACGGGCGGTGCATCGGATCAATGAGCCGATACCGGGCAGTGCGCCGCGCCAGCACGTCAACAGCCGAGGCACGAACGCTGCTAGGAATCTGCCCATAGTCCGCAAGTGTCTCGGTTTCATGGCCGACACGATCAACGAGGCCGAGCCGCGGATTATCGGCCGCGACGGTTCGGTAATGGTGTCCAGTGACGACTTGCCCGCGTGGATTCGGCAGCCCTCCGCGGATTTCGTGCTGCCGGAGTTCGTGGCCCAGGCCGTTTGGTCCCTGATGATCGACGGGGATTTGCGGGTGCTGGCCGCCACTGGGCCGTCCGGGCGGCCGACACAGATGTATGTCGGCTCGTCTGCCATGGCGACCACGGTCAGTGCCAACGGGCAGTTGATCTTCACGGATTCGATTTATGGCAGTCCGGCGCAGGAAGGTGTGATAGTCGCTGACCGGTTTGTCCACCGGCGCAGGTTCGCGCTGCCCGGAACGGTGCTGGGACTTTCGGAGTTCGGCTCGGCCAAGGTGCTTATTGACTCAGCGCTGCACGCGCAGGATGCGTTGCAGCGGTTCTTCAGCAGCAACATGTTTCTCGACCTTGTGTTCACGTCCGATGACGAGTATGTGCAGGGCGCGGGCGGCGACCTGGTCGCGCAGTTGGCGCGGCGTCACGCCGGTGGGGAGAACGCCTACCGTCCGATTGTGACGGACCGCCGCTGGAAAGTGGACAGACTCAGAGACTCCAACCAAGCGAATCAGCTTGTCGAATTGGTCGCCATGGTGAACGGCATGATCTCCGCGCAAGTGTTCGGGATTGATCCGGCAGTGTTCGCGTTGGGCAAAGTGGGCGACAAAGGCACTGGGCTGACCTACGAGAATGTGTCGCAGATTCGCAGCAAAGTGTGGCTTCAGTCGGTGGAGCCGGTAGCGCAGCAGATCGCCTCGGCCATCTCCGACTTCCTGCCGCGTGGTCAGCGGTTGGAGTTCTGTGCTGAGGACATGTTGCGGGGCAGCCCCACTGACCGCGGCCAGCTGGTAGCCACCATGGCCCAGGCAGACGCCGCGAAGGGCGGCGGGCTGTTCACCGCGGACGAGATGCGAGACGTTGTCGGGCTGCCGTCCATGCCGGAGGAGGCGGACGTACCGCTGGCACCGGTCAGTGATATGGTGGCGGCATGATTTATGACGTGTCCTCGCAAGACTGGGGAGTCAAGCTGAATTGGTCCGGCGCTGACACGAACGCCACCATGTCCAATGACGACGCATACCGGGCGGCCAGGGCCGACTATCGGCAGCGCGTGGCGCAGCCCGGCTACCGGCGGTGGGGCGTGGACGGGCAGGCGGTGAGAGTCGCTGAGGACGGCTCCATGAACCAGATAACCCATGCTGAGCCTGTGGATTCTCCCATGTTGGAGGCGTTGTCTGAGCGTGTCGGCCCTGGTCCGCAGATTCTCGGCTACGGCTCGGCGTTCGGCGTGGGCTACATGATGCGCGACATGTTCGGCCCGTACCTTGAAGTCATGTCCAGTCGCGCGTTCACAGAATCGCTGCGGGTTGCCGCGCTGGAGATGTCGTTGCTGGTCAACCATACTGGGCTAGGGCTGGCGACAATGAGTAGTGGCCGCATGGCGGTGGACACTGACGCTTACGGGCTGGCTTTCGCGGCGCGGCTCGACTTGGCCGAGGCTGACGCTGCTGCGCTGTTCTCCAAGCTTCAGTCAGGCTCGGCCACTACGGAAGCGTCAATAGGCGGGTGGATTGAGTCCGCTTCGTGGAATGACGATTATTCGGTATTCACTGTTGATTCGTGGGCGCTTCACCGTGGTGAGATTTCAGTAGTCAACACGGGTGCCAACCCGGCCGCGTGGGCGGTGGCGCGTGACGTGGTGGATGACGTGATACCATTCGCGGAAGCGGCGCTAGCCGTCTAATCACAGAAAGGGGCGGATATGTCCGCTATGAACGCACTGCGCGACCGGTATGACGGCATCCGTGGTGAGCTGCAAACACTGGTTGACGACATCAAGTCGCGCACTGCTGAGGGCGGGGCCAAGATGTCGGCTGAAGAGCGCGGCACGGTGACTCGCCTCACCGACGAGCTGAATGCGGCCAAGGAGGACTGGGAAGCCCAGCGCGACCTTGAGGCCATGGCCGACATTCCGAGCCTGCCGGACTCGGGAACGGATCGTGAGCTTCGCCAGGCTGAGACACTGGCCGCGGAGGGCGCGGAGTCCCTGCGGGCCGCTGCTCAGGATGTCGGCGGGCGCGAGCTTGTCCATAGCATTGATGAGCGGGCCGGTGCGCAGCTGGCGGAGTTCGCGCAGACTTCGGCTGCGGGGCGGGGCAAAATCAGCTTGAACCCGCATCTTGCCCACAACTTCGCTGAGCTTCAGAAGCTCGGAGTATCCCCCGCCGACTACGTGTCAGCGGTCCGCTCGGGCCGAGTCATGGTCGCGGAGGAGACACGTCAGGGCAACCATGACGTGCGCCTCTATAACGTAGGCACCAACACTGCGGGCGGTCACTTGGTCCCGACCTTCTGGGACCAATCGCTGTACCTGTTCGCCAGCTACATCGGCGGTGTTCAGAACGCGGGCGCGACTGTCATCCCGGTCACCGGGATGCAGACAATGCGTCTACCCAAGGTGACGGCATACGCGACTGCTATCAGCGGTCCGGCCACTGAGGGCGCGGCCATCAGCACTGAGACGAACGACACCATCGGCATTACCACGCTGACGCCACGTCCGTACCGCGGATTCGCCGCGGAGACTGACGAGCTGATGCGGGCCGCGGTGATCGACACCCGGTTCATGCTCGTCATCCGGGCGCTGGCACGGGCGCTTCAGGGCGGCAAGGAAGCCGACTTCCACAACGGCGACGGCAGTTCGCAGCCCAACGGCATCCTGAACAGCATCCCCAGTGGACGTATCACCGACACTGCCAACGCCACCAGCGGGATCGCCTATGGCACCATCCCGACTGCGCTCGCCACGCTGGATGCCGAGTACCACGCCGACATGCGGCCGGGCCAGCTCTGCACCATGATGCACAGCAGCCGGTTCTTCCTCGACATCGTGGCCGACGTGGATGACGACGGTCAGCCGATCTGGCCGCGGTCGCTCGCCATGCCGGGGATGCGGGAAATCTTCAGCACGAAGGTTGTGTTCTCGCATCTGATGGCATCCACACTGGCCGCGAACAACAACCTTGCGGTTGTCGGCCACTTCGGTGACGGCTACGTCATTGCCACGGGTGGAGTCAATGAGATCGAAGTATCGGATGACTCCCGCTTCCTACAGTGGGAGCGCGTGTACCGCATTCAGGAGTATGTGGACGGGCAGAAGCGTGACGAGAACGCCTTTGCTTGGATTCAGGTCGGCGGCAGCTAACCACTAGCTAGCTCGCAGCAACGGCAGAGCCGGTAGGGTAGACTTCCCCTACCGGCTCTGCCGCGTGCTAGGCTAGGTTCATGGCGTATTGCACCGCGGATGATGTCAGGCTGAGCCTGCGGGCCGCGGGCGGGGCGCTGAGCTGGCAGACCGGCGAGTTTGACGACCTGCTCGCCGACATCATTGCTGAGGCTTCTGAGCGCGTGGATGATATGTGCTCGTTGTGGTCGCCATTCTCCGGTACGGTCACTGAGGATCGTGACTTCCTGCTTGACGGCGCGGCGCGTGCGGAATGGACAATCGTCACCGATCCGTTCACGGCTGCGCCTACCGCAGTGTCGATTGGCGACACTGACATTACGGGCTGGGAAGTGCGCCATGCGCCGACCACCACGCGTTCGGGGCGCGATCTGTGGCGCTATCTGGGGTGGGAATACGCCTTCACTGCTGATTGGACTTCTGCCACGTTCGCCGATCCTCCCAAGGTCACAGTGTCGGCAACGTGGGGATGGTCAGAGACTCCGCCCGCAGTGAAGCTGGCGACTATCAGGATGTCGGCCAAGACATTCATGTCTCTGCGCAACCCTATGGGGATCATTGAGCTTGACCAAGGCGCAATGTATGAGCCGAGATATGACGCCAAGGTGAAGGGACTGCTGGCACCCTGGATTCAAGTCGTGGTGTGACTGCCGCTCTAATCACCGTCCGCCGAGCGCTCCGAGCCAAGCTGGCCGACACCATCCCGGATGCCGACGTGTTCGACTGGCATTCCGCCGAGCAGGCGCGGTCCCTGGCCGTGGTGATAGGACAAGCCAACTGCACCTATGAGACCACCACCATGGGGCCAGCTTCCCGCAGGCAGTACCGCGAGCACTGGCAGATGAGCGTTGAGATCATGCCCGGCGAATGCCGAGACTCCGAGGAAGCCGCGGAAGTGGTGCTGACCACAATCGACCAGATTCAGGATGCGCTGGCCGAGGACCCTAGGCTGGGAGGCGTGGATTCGCTAATCCGCTGCACGCCCAGTACGATTGATATCAGGACGGAAGGCAGCGGCGCTGTGGGCCATCTGCGGCTTGAGACTGTCATCCAAGAGACGAAGGGATAGCCCGTGGCTTCATTCCTGGACAATGCGATCTATATCGCCAACGAAAGCACGTACGCGACTGCGATCACTACGGGCGCGAGCTTCCAGCAGCTTGAGTCCCGCGGCGACGGTTGGGAACGCACGGTGGAGTACCGGGAGTCCGGCGGGCGCTGGGCCGGGCAGCAAGCCATGCTCACCACGCGGCGCGTGCCTATCAGCAAGGGTGCCACGGGACGCATTGAGACTGTGTTGATGACTTCGGGCATGGGGCGACTGCTTCAGCACGGGCTGGGCAGCACGGCAGGGCCGACCGGTGGCACAGTGTCGGCAAAGTCGGTCAGCGCGGTGGCTGCCGCCACTGGCACCTTCGCGGGCAAGACGGTCTGCACCGTGGCGGCAAGCCACGGTTTCAGTGTGGGGATGGACGCCACGCTGGCGGGAGCGGGTGCATTGAATGGCACGTACGAGGTGCTGGCGACCAGCAGCACCACAGTGACCATTGACGTGGATCACTCGTCAGTGACGCTCAGCACGGCCACACTGACCGGGGTGCAGAGCTACCTGCTCACCATGACGACAGGGACGGAAGGCCCGGAGGGCAGCTTCACGGTGCTTGTGTCGCGCGTTGACCGCGACGGGGATGCCCAGTGGTGGCAGTACGCGGGATGTGTGGCGACCGGCTGGGAACTGACCCTGGACAACGGGGCGGAAGCCATGCTCGCGGTGGACTTCGTGGCAGCGCGGGAGACACGGCTGACCACTGCGCCCAGTTCGCTGCCCACGTCAGCGCCAGCAGGCGGTATGTTCGGCTATGAGGACGTGGCCGTCACTTGGGACGGCAGCGCTGCCGACAACGTGCGCAGCCTCACCTTCACTGCCGATCTCGGGCTTGACACAGACCGGTTCCTGCTGGACGGGACCGGTGAGCGGGCCGAGCCGGTGCGCGCGAGGATGCCCAGCTACTCAGGTACCTTGGAGACTGAGTTCAACAGCAATGATCCCTTTGACGATTTCGTCAGCGGGGCTACGGTAGACTTGTCTACCCGGCTGACGTTCCCGGACAACATCAGTAGTTCGATACCGGTGAAGCCTTACTTCGAGCTGCTGTTGCCCAATGTCCAGTACACCGGCAGCACGCCGGTAGGTACGCTGGATGATCTGACTATGCAGTCGCTGCCGTACATGGCCTTGGATGATCCGTCCACGTCCGGCGCGGTGGCGACACTGCGGATCAAGTCGGCAGACTCCGCAGTGTGAGCGTCCTAAGAGTCAATCAGCGGGCGTTGTCCCGTTCGGTCCGGCAGACCTTCATAGATGTCGAGCGGATCGTCAAAGACCTGGACATAGACGAGGTTGGTACCAAGGCTGCTCAATTGGTGACCAAGCGGGCCAAGGAACTGGTGCCAGTACGCACCGGAGCGCTACGGGAGTCGATCCACGTTCATAGGACTAGGGACGGCAGACCATCGGTGAAGATAGGCAAGCTGTACGGGTTGCCGATACATGAGGGGTTCAAGCCCCGCGGCCGGGGCGGGGAGAATTGGGAAGGCCGTATTCCGGGTAAGCCGTTCTTGCGGCAGGCAGCGCAAGAATTGGAACCGCAGATTAGAAGAATGTTCGGAACCTTCGCGAGCGTGAGACTGAAGACAAGAGTCAGAAAGGCAAGGCGGTAATGGACATCAATAGTTTCTCACTGGGGGAGCTTCGGGAGCTTATGCTAGCTTGTGATAAGTCCTCCTTATCAGAACTGTTCGAGGCGGCTTCCGTAGAGGACCCTACGCCAGACTCTTTGCAAGTGGTTGCGCATCTGGTGTGGTTCGATCTTCGGCGCAAGAACCCGGCTATCTCGTTGAGCTATGTTGAAGCCATGACGGTGGAAGAGATGGCCGCGCATATGCGCGGTGACGAAGAGCCGGAGATTACCGACCCTACCGACGCCGCGAGCGACGGGAGCGGCGACTCTCCCGAGAGGCTGCTAGGGCTCGCGGCCGCGACGAATTGATATCACTGGCCGCGGTGGCGCGCTTCTGGCAGCAGCCGCTGTCCGAGCTTATGGCGCTCCCGCTGCGCGACTATAACGCCTTGGCCGAAGAAGCCGCCAAGCATCTGGGCTAGACTTGGCGCATGGCTACAGCTAGCAAGTCTGCGCTGATCAGTGGGCTGACCTATGCGCCTGGTGCGGGCGCATGGTCCCCGTCTACGGGATATCGCATTACGGGCGGTACCGCGGATGACAGGCTGACTATTGCCGACATCGTGTCTGCGCTGACTGAATGGTCCCGAGACACTGACACTGGTGTTGTTACTCGTTCTGAGGTCAGCCCCACTGCGAGGACGTGGATATTCGGCGGCGGCAGCAGCAGCGGCGCCAAGGATACTTACATCCAGCTTGACAATACTGTGTTCGAGTTGGAGAATGGCACGGCCAGCAACGGCAACTCCACAGATAAGATCATCTTTGACCACCAGTGTGACGTGGTGATTGGCGTTGACACTGGCAATGACTCCGGTCCTTTGAACGGTAATGTCATTATGCGCGTGGAGAATTACGCTAATAATCAAACTGGCTTCTGCCAGATATTCAATGATCAATGTCTAGTGACCTGCTACGGGTATTTCATTGTCGCTGGACGACCTAACAGCCGCACTAACTGGGTAAACCAGAACTCATCATCAAAGATACGCGCTGTTATCGCTGCCCACAGTCTTGATCCCTGGTGTGAAGGCGGCAACGTTGGCGCGAATTTCAACCTTTCTGTTGACTCTGCCGAGTTCTCTTTCGCCAGTCACACTATCTCTGCGCGGGACAATCTCATTTCTGGCGGTCTTACCGGCGACACTCTCAGCGTTCCTAGCGCGGTCATAGGGTCCAGTGACACCAGATTCAGGATTATCTTTGCTTCGTTGGATAACGTGAGCAACCTGTACAAGGTTGACGATCTGGCATCATTGACAAAGATAGGCGCTTCCGATCAACCGCCTTTCACTGTTCAGTATGTGGATGATGCGTCAGAATGTGAAGTCCGGTTGCGTCAGTACGGCTGCAAGCGGGGGGATGCTTATTTCTCATTCATCAATAATGACGGTGACTTGGTGGTGTCAGTGCAGCGCAGGCTTGACTTCTCATTCTCTTCACCGGCTGGTACCAGTCTCACCGCGGACAAGTTGCGCGTGGAGTCGTCAACGTTCGCTACGACATTCTCGGCTACCGCTGGCGGTACGCCAACTATTACTGAGACCTCCTATGGCACGGTTGATTCCTCTACATCACAGTCAAGCCGGTCGGTGGTTATCACGGACAAGTCATTGGCCAGCAACCACACTGACAATCAGGATGAGCACGACATAGACGACAGTAGTGTTGTGTCTGCGGCATCTACGGGTTGTCGATACTCAGCGTGGATATGGGGGAGGACACCGGCGATCAATACTGCGGTGACGCTGGCCGATGAGACAGGGATAGTCAGTGTCCCTGTCGTCATGGCTACCGATGCGCTGATCACTGCTAGCGCCAAGCCTGCGCTGTCTACCGCAGTCACTACGTTCGACGACATCTATGATGCCTTGGCCGCGTACGCGCAGGACAATAATGAGGCCATAGGGTGCAGCGTTTCCAGTGGTCGGCTCACGTTCACCGACGGCAATGTCACGTTCGCATTGGCCGGTAGCACCGGCCGCAGCAGCGGTACCACGACTATCGCCAGCGCGGCCACGGTGACTGCGGGCAGCAAGATTACGTCACTGGCCGCTACTGGCACTGTGACGGTGAACACCGGGGTAAGTGTCACCGGTCCGTATGCCGATTCGACCGGAGTCAGGGTGCAGTTCACCGGGCTGCCCGCTGGTACCAGCGGAGTCGTGCGCGCATGGCCTCTGAGTCAGGGCACCACGGACAGGACTAACGCTATCACTGGTTCTGTGGCCGACACTTCGGCAACGACAATCACAGTGACGTTGGCCGCCAGCACGACGTATTACTTCGTGCTGGATGCGTTGGGTTATCGAAGGTCAGCGGTAGGTCAGGTCAATACCACCAACCAGACCACTGCTACCGCGGCGCTGGAACAGATTCTAGATACCACTGGTAATGAGCTGATCCCGTCATCCCTTGATGCCACAGAGACAGTGGAAGCCGGGCTAGTGACGTGGGCCGCTGACTACATCGACATTTCTGCCACCAGCGCTAATCCGTCTATCAGCTTTGACGCATTGGTCTACGCGGTGGAGCAGGGGCAGTCAACGGCTGCGGCTTGCGGCAGCCTGTTGTACCCGGCTCGCATTGAGATTGGGCGCGTGATTTTCCCCAGTAGCTCGTCACAGAAATGGCGGAGACTGTCCACGGCTACGGTGGTGCCAGACATTGAGTCAACCAGTGTCGGCAAGGATGGATCATCCGATGCTGGCGACTACATCGACTTTACAAATGGTGGTATCAAATATAAGTCTGAGCCGCCGGTAGTCGCCAATATCACAACCACGGGCGGCGGTGGAGGCGGGGATGCGCCCACAGTCTCCGAGATCGTGACGGGCATTCAGGCTGCTGACTTTGAAGCGGGCTCAGGATCGGAGACATTGGCCCAAGTCCTGCAAGGAATCCGCACGTCCGTCGGCAGCATCCCCACTACGGCAGCGCCCACAGCGGCCCAGGTAGCCACCGCGGTGGATGCGCCCACGGTGGCGGACATTGTGGCGGGCGTGCCCAGTGCTGCGGACATAGCCGCCGCGGTGGATGCGCTTACGGCTGCGGAAGTCACCGCGGCGGTACCTACCGCGGCCGCTATCGCTACTGCCGTGGGCGCGCCCACGGCAGCGCAGATTGTGGCGGCTATTCAGGCTGCTGACTTTGAAGC